GCTCCAAAAATAATAGAAGATTTTAGAAAGAAGGGAGTGGATATAAAATCATGACCCTTGATAAACCTGTTAAAACCTATTTAATGAATGCCATACAGGCTGCAATTGGTAAGATCTCCGAGATCTCCCAAGTGAAGCATGGCCAAGGAGTTCCGATAGACCAGGATACGGCAACCTATCCTTGGGCTTCTTTCTTTGACGAGGCGGAAACGAAGAGTACAAAAAATAGAGTAACAATTAAATCGTTTGATCTGGTGGTTCAGACTTGGGTTAAAAAAGGATCATCTGATATAGACGACCAAATGGACGTCATTGACTCAAAGCTTGAAATGGCTCTTAGTCGAGACGACCAAGATATTGCGCTTTATAGCCGGACTATAGAGCCAGATCGATCTGAGAAGTTTGTTGTGGATGATCTGGAGACAGGTATCCTGCAGTCGGTCTATAAGGTGACGTATTGCCATGCGTGGAAAAATCCGTACGAGTTGGTGAAGACGTGACCGTTAACCTGAAACAAATGTTCCAAAATCCAAAAGAAGGAGGAAAAAAACATGGTTGAAAAAATTGCACACAGCACAGAGCTTCTAACACTGGGGAAGGGAATCATCAAATTCGACCGCTATGATAGTGATGGTCTCCCTACGGGATTAAGGGACGTTGGCAATGCTCCGTCTCTTAATCTTACGGTCGAAGTTGAAACGATCGAACACATCACGTCCAGAGAGGGGATCAACACGATTGACTGGACGCGGACAAAGCTCCGAAGGCTGAAGGGAGATTTTGAGCTTGAAGAGTTCGATAGAGAAAATCTTCGGCTTTACCTTTTCGGGAAGGCAGGAACATTCTCGATTGCACCTCTGACATCGGGAGATCTGCTTGGAAAGCTTGACTTCTGGCCGATGAACGACATTGGCCCCCAGTATCACTTCGAGGGCTACGTGAAGCTTTCGCCGAAGGGCAGTTTGGGTCTGATCAGCGATGATCTGATGAAGTATGGCTTTGACTTTGAAGCCCAGAATGATGAGAGCGAGCCGGATTTCCCTTACGGCAAGCTAACTCTGATTGAGGAGTCATAAGATGGGCGAAGAAAAAAATGAGGCTCAGGTTCTGTCCCCCGAAACGGAGGTCGCCGGATTCAAGGTCAAGCCCTGGTCTTTCGATCAATTCTTTGCTATGCTTCCAATCTTTGCCAGCGCTACTTCAGTGTTGAAAGCTAAAGGGATTAGCTTTTCTGAGTTTGAGAAGATGACAGAAGATCCCGACAAGCTTCTCAACTTAATCTGCGAAGCTGGGCCAGTAGCTCGTGAGATGGTTGCTAAAACCATCAAGATAGAGCCAGACGAAGTTGGAAGGATGGAGTTTGACCGCGTGATCTCAATTGCGCTTATCATCTTGATTCAGAATGCGGAGAGAATAAAAAACTTCTCTGGCCTCGGCAAGATAGCAATGAGTTCGTTGATGGCCGGTTGACCGGGGCCTTGGAGTTTTTGATCAGGCGAGGACACAACCTCGATGAGCTTTGGCGTTGTTATACTATCGATCAGGTGTGGGCCTTTTTTAGGGCCGCCCACGAAAATCTTAACCAAGAGACTCTCGACTTTGCTGTTTCGATGAGAGTGGCTTTTGGGGCGGATCAGAGAGGGTGGCAAAAATTTGTTCAGGCATTTTCTCCTAAGAAAGTGGCTCAGAAGATAGCCAATATAATGCCAAAGGAAAAATACAAACGGATAAGGAGACTCCTCCGTGGCAAATGAACAAGAAATAGGAAAGTTGGTTATCAGGCTTGTAGCTGAAATAAAGGACATCAAAAAGCAGCTTGCCGATGTCCAGCAAGACACCAAAACCTTTGCCGATACTTCCAAAAAACATGCCGGGACTTTCGGAGAATCAATAGCAAGTATCAAAACTGCCTACCTTACTGCTGCTGCTGCAATTTATACGGCTTACAGACTTATTTCAAAGGCAATGGAATTTCTTGAGGTAGGAGCGAAAGCAAAACAAACCGAAGATGCCTTCCTTTCTCTAACTCGATCTATGGGTGTTAATGGGGCAGAGCTTATTCGTCAGATGAAGGAGATGGGATTCACCTTCGTCGAGTCGACAGCCCTCATGCTTAAGGCTCAAAGGCTTCTGATTGAAGGAGTAGATCCAAAAGATATTGTTGGATTGATGGATGCTGCACGAGTAGCAGCCCGTTTAATGGGAACGGACGTTGGAGAGGCTTTTGACCGAATATCAGAAGCCGTTATCACGTTACGGACGAGAGGGCTGAAGGCCGCTTTCCCAATGGATGTTACTGAAGTGACGGAGCGGTATGCTGAAACTCTCAGTACTATCCCTAAATATCTGAATGAGGTAGGACAAAGACAAGCCATCATCAATGAGATACTCAGGCAGAAAGTAGAAAAGAAAAGTTTCCTTGGAGTTATCCTTGAGCCAACTACTGCTGAAGAAATTGAAAAGACTAAATCGGCCTTTGATGAACTGAAAGAAACGATTGGCAAGCTGTTAGTCGATATAATCGAAAGCGGAAAAGTCCTTCCAATGGTTATCGATATCATTACTGTGATAGGTGAAGGACTTGAGGAGTTAAAAACCTTCAAGGATGAGTTTGGTGCTATCTTTACTGTTGTTGGGGTTGGATTAAAGACTGTCTTGATTGGAGTAATGGGCTTTTTCGTCGGAGTTACTACAATCTATGCGGGGTTAATGGAGATAAATCATGAGCTTCTTGCTCTCATAAATTTTGTTACTTTGGGTGCCATTCCTGGAATGAGCAAGGCAGTTGAAGATTTTGGAAAACGAAAGGAGAAAGTTTTTGATTCCTTGACAAGACAGGCTGAGGCTCTTAATCGAATTACTTTTGGAGGGCCAGCTGCTGCTCCTGCTGCTAAAGCCGTTCCTGCAAAACTGGGAGAGGTTGCTAAAAAAGAGCAAAAAGACCTTAAGAAGCTTGAAGACGATTTGACCAAGTTTAGGTTGGCAAACGAGGAGCAGAGAGTTACTTCCCAAAATGAAATCATCAAAACAGGACTTGAAACCCGAAAAACCATCGAGATCACGGAGGCCAAAAAAAGAGGGCAAGACGTTACTCTTATAGAAATGCAATGGAATCGAATTTTGTCCAATGAAGAATTGAGGGCAACAAAAGAAGTTCTTGCAATTCGGGAGAGGGCGGAGCTTGAAGCGGCAAAGCAGGCTGGCATGGATCGGGCAGACGTGGAGAAAAAGTATCAAGTCCTGCGCCTGGCCGCTGAAAAAAAGAACATCTTAGATATAACCAAAATCAATTCGGAAGCCGAACTCTATGCTCGGCAAGTTGCCATTGATCGAGAGAAGGCAATGGCCGATTATAATAAACAGCTTGCCGAGATCTCAGGAAATTATGATTCGATCACTGAGGCGCAGGTAAAGAGCCTTGAGGTTGAGCGGGAGGCTTTTAAGATATCTGATCAATGGGGAAAACTCCTCCCCGAGCAACAAGCCTTTTATATAAACATGATGGATCAGAGAATTGTAAAACTTCGGGAAGTCCGAGCCCTTGAATCAATGAAAGAAACAGCTGAATGGAGAAGTCAGCTTGGAGAGTTGACAGGGGATTGGATGATGATGAAGGATGCCCAACTTCAATCTCTTCAAGCAGAAAAAGAAATCACATTAGCGACTAAAGGTCTTACTGATGTCCAGAGAGAGCTTATTAACGCTATCTATGCAAGGCGGGAAGCGGAGATCGCTGCTCAACGGGACATGGATATTCAAACCTTGATGGAGATCGGCAGGAAACAAGAAGTCATCAATCTCAATACTCAGTTAGCCGATACCTATGCTAATCTTCTACCTGATACCGTTAATGTTGCGGGGAATGCCCTCTCGACCTTTTTAAATAACCTTGCCGATGGAACGATGTCGGTTGGAGACGCCATCAGACAGTTGGGGATGGACTTTGCTAAATCTGTTCGGCAAATGATGATCGACATCCTGATGTTGATCATCAGAATGCAGATTCTGAAGGCTTTAAGCTCTGTACTCGGAGGGGCAGCAGGAGGGGCAGGAGCATATAGTTGGGGTGGTATGGCACAAAACTTTGAGACAGGAGGGCGAATTTCAGGGCCTAAAGGAAAAGATGTTGTTCCTATCCGTGCTACGGTAGGCGAATATATGCAACCCGTGCCGGCAGTTAGATATTATGGACTTGAAGCAATGGAGGCAATAAGAAGGATGCAAATCCCAAAAGAGATGTTTGCAGGTCTTGGGATTCCATCAATTCATAGACCAATTCGAGGATTTCAGGAAGGAGGAGTAGTAAGTGGTATTGGGGGACAGGGGCAAGGAAAGACCGAAATTAATCTTTTTAATATTGTTGGTGAGAATGCAATTCTTCAGGCCCTTGCTTCTTCTGCCGGACAAAGTGCTGTCGTTAATATCATAGGGGCTAATGCTGGAACTATTAAAAGAAAACTAAGATGACAACAATAAATGAATATCTTCTTATTCCTCCTAATTGGGCTAACCCCGTCGTATATAGACGCAGATGGCAGACCACGCTTACATCCTCGTTGAAGGCAGATGAGTCAAGGTCTGCTCTTCTGACATGGCCCAGGAGGACACTTTCTTTTACCCCTCTCACCAAAAACTTTACCGAATCTGCCTATATCAAAAGAAAGCTTCATAAGGGTCTTGACGGTGTTTGGGGTATTCCCTTTTGGATAGATCAAACCGTTCTTACCAGTCAAGCTAATAACGGAGATAACCATCTCCATGTAGGTTCGACTTTGTATAGGAATTTCGAGGTTGGGGCATCTTGTATTCTGATAAAAACGGTTAACAGATTGCCTGTTAGTGAGGTGAGAGTGATCGGGAGTTTATCAGATACTCAGATTGGGTTGGCAACTAATTTGGGTGCTACCTGGATCATTGGGACAGAGGTTTACCCATTGATTAAGGCAAGGATAAAATCTGGGCAGGTGATTAATTTGTTAGGTTCCCGATTCAGTCAGATGGAAATAGAAGGGGTTGAGGAATTTGATGATGGGATAATACGTCATATCGGGGGAGTTTCTGGATTTCCCACTTATAAAGGATATCCAATATTTGACATTCAACCAGATTGGGCAGAGCAGGGAGAGTTTAGCCTTGTCAATCCTTACGACCAACTTTCTTACTTTGGGAAGTCAATTGCTTTGTCGGAGTATGATGAAACGGAATTGTTACTTAAATTAAATTTCTTGGAGAGACAGAAATCAGACATTCAAAGAATCTTGGACTTCTTTGATTCTCGGATGGGAAGATGGGGGAATTTCTGGACTCCGTCTTGGCAGTCGGATATTAGAGTGACGGCTGCTTTTGGTTCTGGGGATAATCATCTGCATATCGAGGATATAGAATTTTTGGACTGTTGGCTTGACACTGGTGCGGGGACATATATAACCATGCTCTTCCCGGACGGGACAAGAATCAATAGGCAAGTTATTGCGGCACCGTCCTCTACAACCCTGACTCTTGATAACCTCATAGGCAAGGCTTGTTTGGGATCATCGTTAGACAGACTTCTTGTATCTTTCCTCCTTTTTGGGAGATTTAATCAGGACGAGATTGAGGTTGGCTATTTGACGGATGCTGTTGGCAAACTTAATCTAACATTTCAGACTTTATTTTCGGAAGGGTTTTCATGAAAGTAAGTTCTTCTAAATTCAGAACCAAGGAAAGGAAGGTCAAGAAAAGGCCGACTGAGCTTTACCATCTTTGGAGAGAGGGAGGGGTTCATTGGTATTATACCTCTGGCGACGTGACAGTGTCTTATGCGGGCGAGCCTTATATTCCGGCCGTCTTGAATAGAAGTCTTGTTTCCTATGATAGCACGACGCAGGTTTCCAAGATGACGATCTATGCGGGTTATCTCGAAATCCCTATTGTTCAGTTTATCGCCATGAATCCTGTTGAGAAGATTTGGGTACAGGTAATGAGGGCTCACAGGGATATTAGCCCTTTGCAGGTGGATGTTATTTTTGTTGGTCAGATTAAATCCGTGTCTTTTAAAGGACTACAAGCTAATGCCGAATGCGTTGGCTTTGAGCACTTCCTTTCTATGCCTATCCCAAAATTTCGATATCAGAAGACCTGTAATTGGCAATTATATGAGATTCTGGCCGTGGGAGGTTTTGATCTTGGTTGCCGACAACCTAAGGTGGCAATTCCGGCTACTGTTACTGTTGATTCAACGGGTAAAATTTTAAGCAGTGCAACATTCGATGCTTATGACGATGGTTGGTTTAAATACGGATCTGTTGAATTTGGAGATGAGAAAAGAACAATTGTTGATCATGTAGGGGCGGATATAGAAATGGCTTATAAGATGAGCGGACTTGCCCCTCCATATTTGGTTGATGTCTATCCTGGTTGTGACAGAAGAATAGAAACATGCAGAGATAAATTTGATAATATTGATCATTTCTTTGCGACTCCCTGGATTCCTGAAGAGAATCCGGCAACGAGAGTGCCATGAAATATTTGTTTGAAAGTATTGAAAGTCAGGTTCGTCTTAAAGCGATTCTCGATTCGTGGCTTGATCCGCCAACTCCTTACCGTCATCGTTGCGGAGTCAAGGGATTAGGGTGTGATTGTATTCATTTTGTTGCAAAAACTCTTGTGGAACTTGGAATTTTGAAATGGAAAAAAGATCTGATCCCGGATTATGCAAGAGATTGGCACATGCATGATACTCGTGAACTTTTAAAGGAACATATTGAAAGAAGACTTTACGGACAGTGGATTCCTCTCCTTAACTTTGAGAACGGAGATATCCTTCTTTTCCACTTTGGAAAAGCCGCTTCTCATGCAGGAATTTATTTTGATGGATATGTTTATCAGGCTATAGATGATATTGGAGTCAAGAAGATTAGCGCAGATGATCATTTTTTCAGAAAACATATGAAATTTAACTACAGAATAGGAGTTAGAGAATGAGTCTTGGTGGACTTTTGGGTGCCGTTGCAGGTGGGATCATAGGATTTTTTATCGGAGGGCCTTCAGGGGCATTCATGGGGGCATCGATAGGATTTAGTCTTGGCATGATGGTCAATCCTGTGGC